GTTGTTCATTGGAATATGCTTCCTCAATGTTTATTCTGCAATCAGTTTGAGATAAATCAAAGTCAAACTTTGCATCATTGTTTTGTTTGTAATACTTCGCCATTTTTTATAAGTTTTATTTTATGGATACTGTATTCTGTATCTCTTTATTTTACCACCTTCAACTTGATGTGACATACGAAATCCTTGTTGAATTGGACGAAGTTCACAATCACGATGTAATTCAAATACACCAGGTTTTTCTACTAATTCAATCAAATACTTTTGGAATTTTTTTCCTACGTGTTCGTAGTCTTTTACTTCCATAATTCTTTTGATTGTTGAATAGTAAGTAGTATCAGGTATAAATGGTTTATTATCCGTTGATGATACTAAATCATTGTTGGATGTTAATTTAATTTCATTGGATCCAACCTTCGGTGTTTCATTCAATTTGTTTTGTAGTTCAAATACTTCGGTTGTTAACTTTAATATTTGTTCTTTCATAACCAATTGAGTACCAGTTAATTCTGCAATTGCTTTCTCCAACATAAATATTTTTGTTGAAGTATTGGATTTGTTTTCAGCAGTTTTGTCCAATAATTGTTCTAATGTTTCCATATGTTATCTGTTTTAATTTAAGTCAAATATAAGTAACCTTTTCCATTATACAAAATATTATACCGTTTTTGTATGGGCACAATTCGTCCTCCCTATGGTTTTCATACCAGTTTTATCCACACCCAATAATCTTCCTCAAACCAGTCTATGTTGGTTATGTTACCTCCAACAATTGCCCCATATTTGAGTTACGAATTACTGACCTTTTTTGTAGCAGGTATGTCTATTATCTCTATTTGAGTTTTATCCACCTGTAAGACCCTTACTGATGCACGGAATAATTACTAACGTGTCTATCTTAAATCCCTGGGGGCGATAGCCTTCCTTTTTCTGTCAGAAGACCTACAATGATAAATATATCCTTAAAATACCAAAAGACAAAATTTTGATAACTATTTTAATAAATATTTTTTTATTCGGATATTTATATGTAATATTGCATATAATAAATTATTAAACTTAAAAATGGCGATTATGAGTACAAACAACAATGTTCAAGAAGTTATCTGTAGACAATCTCAATTAAAATTCGTACTGGATTACACAAGTAATCTTGGACTAAAATTAACACTAAAAGATACAATAGCACTTACGGAAGTGATGATTGACTATTGTCAAAATGGCTGGAACGCCGAATTGAAGAAGAGGATTGCGGCGTGTGATGAATTTGTTCAGTCTCAACTTAAAGAGTTGATGATTGACTAACCCAACAACAGTTTATCTTGAGGGTTAGTGTGGTGATACTACCCTCATTTTAAACTTTAATATATATACTTATAAAGACATTGCTACCGGCTGGTTGTTACTCCTATTTGATAACGCCATTTTTTATAAGTTTTGTTCAACCGCTGGTAGCACCTTTTTCTATCAATAATGGTTCGGCGCTGAGTTTCTACTCTGGCGCCCCTTATTGATAATCACACTTAAAACTTATTGTTATGTCAAAGACAACAGATTGGTATTTAGAATTAGAAGAAAACGGTATGCTTTCACTTTATATTTCAACAACTATGTTTCATAATGAAGATGTAGAAGAGGTTGAAAGTGAAGAAGTTAAAATAGAAGAAATTAGTTAGTCGTTGTTTATTTTGTGTTCATTTTGTTTTTACTAACTAATAAGGGCCCCAGATCGGGGCCCTTTTTAATATCGTTTCACGTGAAATTTATTCGTCCCACTTACCTTTGCATATAGCATAGGCTTGTCCTTCTTCGGTATATTCAGCTGATATTTCAGAGATACATCTACTGATGTAAGTGTTCTCATCTTCACCACCCTGTGGACCAGGAATAACAAATGATTGCTTTGATTGTTCTTCAACCTTAACACAGTTTGGAACCATACGTCCATCCTTTTCTTTAAGACCAATTGGTTCATAACCTTCCCAACAAACGCCTTCAAGACTATCACCTTCAGCAAATGATTTCTTCATTGCAGCTTTAATAGCACCACAAACTTTCTTTGCAGTCTCTTCATCACCATATCTAGCGATTTGGTCAGCAAGACAATCTTCCCAGGGATATGCTTCCATTTCGGATGGTTTTGCATTCTTTAAGTCGATGCTAAACTCTTTGTAAACTTTCTTTAGTATTTCGTAGTTACTCATTATAATGTTTTTTTAAATTGTCCGTATGTCAACGATTTATTATTTAACTTTACGCTGTCAAAATTTTGATTAATCCATTTTATTAATACCGTACCATCAATTGAATTTTTTGAATTATCATTTAATTGTTCATATACTCTGTGAATATATTTTGCTTTGTTAAATCCTTCTAATTCACTTTCCAATGGGTGGGGTAAGTTTGTACTGTCTATCATATCTTCTGTCTTTTTAATTGTTTGTTTTCCTTATATAGTTCTTCAACCTTCTTTTCAAGGTCCTGTATCTTTATGTTTAATGCGTGTATTTCTTCCTTCAAATCATCAATGATATTCTTGTATAGTCCAATTGATAGTTCCAAATTACGTAACACCTGATTGTCAGTCTCAGCGTTACTTCTTCTTCTACCAACGAACCAACCAGCAATACCAGTTAAGGCGTTTGAAATGATTAATAATATTTCTGTATTCATATTAATAACAATCTTGACAAGGAGGGTTCTCGTGTTCAATCTCACTGTATACTGGCATATTCAAATTCTTGTATGACCAACCAGTTCTGCTAACCTTATTTAGATAAATTCCATTTACGTACTTCTCATTACGTGCTGGCATCATACCATCGATAGTAGAAGAAGATAAGTATTGAGGGAATTTATTTTGACCTCTACCAGTTAATAGATAATCCTGTAGTCTAGTCATATAAAAATCTGCACGCTGATTTTGGATTGAACGAAGGTATTTCATTGTGTCAGTATCAACAGCTGTTGCTGATTCCATTTCGCCCTGTACAATGGCCCTATTCATCGTTCTATAGTGAAGATGAGGGATTGCTTCAGCATATGCTTTTTGTATCAAATACGGGGCTATATAATCGTTTACAAGGGTTAATTCATCAGCGTTGAATGTGTTACCAGTAGCTGATACTTGACTCAATAAATGGTCATAGAATTTTGTACCCAATAACGTTTGTAGATGAATGTCCTGTGCAATCTGTACTTCTGCTTTAAGCACATCCATATCAACGTTTTTGTTGATATTGGTGAATGCTTTTAATTTAATTTCTGATATTAATAATACTCCCATAGTTATTTGTATTGATATTCTTCTTCACCTAACCAAGTGTCCATTTCATCATCAGTGAATCCGTATCCACTTTTAAGCATATTGGCAGCTTGTTCACGGCTTATTTTACCTTTATTATATTCGCGTATGATACGCATCATTGATTGATATTCACGTCCTTTAAGACCCTTAATATGTTCATTAACACCTTGTGCTTCTGCAGCAACCGGCGTTACAATATCTGTTGTGTTAATTTCAGCAACAACTGGAACAACATCACCTGATGGAGTAGCATCTAGATTTACTAATGCGCGTATCTCATTTGGTGTCATTGACTCAAGAACTTTGTTTGCAACCAATGGTGATAATGAATTAATACCATCCAATACTTTTTGTGCATTGTCTGTTGCACTTGTTGTATTATCAGCTTGATTATTGAATATAGATAATGGTTTAATTTCAAATATGGTAGGCTTACCTGTTTTCATCGATACCAACTTATTAAACGTAGGTAACAGTTCTGCTTGATATGGTAAGATAACCATCTTACGGAAGTATTCAGAGTGTTCAACAATCTCATTTGCAGCACCCAATTTACCTGATGTTGTTACCGCAAATAACTCACCAGATGAAACTCTATGACCCGCCATAATTGAACGGATAATATCGTCATATATTTGTTGATAATAAGCATCATTTGCGCCGGCTGGTATTTGTGTAATCTCTGGTGCAACTTCTTTGCTTTCATTGAATGATACAATTGCTTGACCAGCATTATCTGTACCACCATATTGTTCTTCCAAACCTCTTACAATAATACGCATTTCTTCCTCACCTGGTTGACCATTGTTATAGTTAATCCAAAGTGATGGCATCATACCACGTTGTAAGTTATTCTTATGGAAGTTCTTAATCTCAATATCAATTTGTATAGCAGCCATAGCACCAGAATAATCTGGGTTAGGATAGTAGCTATTTGATGGTTGATATTGTTTATAATAATATACTTGAGAAGCATCTTTAGCATCAGCGCTAAATGCATCATATTCTGTTATCTCAAACTTTCTTGTATTTGACCAATCAGCACAGTAATAATACTTTTCAATCTCATCTGACTCAGGTACAATTTTACCACTTCTTACACGGCTAAAATCAAGGTGATATATTTCAGCAATTGATTTTCTATCCTTTGACCATATAACATTTAATGCATAACCACCAAATAGAACTAAGTCCAATGCGCATTTCTTCATTACATCGTGAACGTTCTCTTTTGGATTGATTAAATTTATGGTGGCCATTGGGTTATTTAATGATACAATACCATCACCCATAATTTGTTCTACCTTTGATGTAACAATTGCTTTATGCATTGCACAGTTAAGATATTGTCCAATTAGATATTGTGGCATAAGATTGCTTTCACCATAATAAACCCAAGGGCTTCTTTGAAATACTTCAGAGAAGATGGGTAATGATGCTGATTTAAACTCAACCTTATGTAGTTTCTTATTTGTATTTTCGTTCATAAATTATTCGATATAAATGTAGTTCTCATTATTCTCATTATCCGATTGATATGTTGTAAAGAATGGTTCCTCTTGTGTTCCATTAAGTTCAGCTATACCTGTAAACACCAATGAGGTTCCATTACCATATACTTTTAATTGGTATTGTCCCTCATAGTTTAAATCGTCTGTAGCCAAATCTATTACTACCTCGCAATATCTTATGTTCTCAGCAAACTGTGCTGGGTTTGATACATTGATTAAATAGCTTTTTGACTCTTGTGACATTATATGAACAAATGTAAATGTATATCCAGTATAATCAACTCGTGAATTATTGTTGATATTCATCGTTAATTCATTCGTTTGTCCTTTTTGTAAAATTAGCATATATAAGTCCTTATAATAATAAATATAAATTTTTACAAAATGAAATAGAAAAGGGCGCAGATCGCGCCCTTCTCTTACAGATAGATATATGGATTTACAACGTAAAGTTGTCAAACTTGGATTATCCAACGATAGTAGCACCAGTAAATACTGAAGCTAATGCACCAGAGATAACTCTAGCTGGTTCTTGTTCTTGACCTGTGAAGATAAGTTCAAAACCGTTTCTATCGCCTAATGCTGTACCAGTAGCAGCAGAACCACCACTTAAGTACATACCGTTTACTTGACCTAAGTAATATTGAACATCATTTTGGTCAATAGCGATGATTTGGATAGCATCGTTTTGTGATAAGATTTTAACTTGGTTTCTCTTATCTTGGTCATACTTGAAGAATACTGCAGTCAATACTTGTTCAAAAAAGATTGTACCATTCTCGAAAGATTTGGTAACATTTTGAGATAAGCTTGATGTGTTTCTCTTCAATTCAAAACCATAGATACTTGTTCCAGTAACAGAAGTAGCGCCAGTAATAGCACCTGTAGCGTTGTAAGTTAAACCAGTTACTTGACCAGTCGCACCACCAACGATATAGATTTTTTTAATACCACCAATTCCGTCCGAACATCCAAGTGCCAATCCTGAAGATATAAAGCAACTCATAATATTTTATAATTTAATTGTTTTCGTTTATTAATAAGCGGGCCTTTCACCCGCTTTGGTTTTTAGTTATATTACACTAAGTTGTTTGTAGCGAAATATGCTGTGCTACCGAACAATGCGATTTGCGCACCGTAGTTGTAGTTAGCACGGAAACGTACTTCATTGAAGTCTTTAGAGTACCAAACTTCCATTGACTCGTGGTCAGACAATAAGTCGAAACCAACGATTGTGTAAGCTTTTGGTCCAATAACAACTTGGTTAGAACCAGCTAAACCGATAGTTGGAACCACCTTAACGTTTGTGTTAGGATGCATAGCTTCCATATTACCGTTAATTTCAGTTGAACCAATGTAGTTAGTGAAGAAGTTAGCACGAGTTAATGCTTGTACATACAAACGGAAGTTTGCATAAGACATATACACAACTAAGTCTTCTCTTGACATAGCGTCATCAGAAAGAACGTTGATTAATTTGTCAACCTCAGTGATTGGGTTACCAGATACACCGTAAGCTGCAGAACTTGAGAAAGTTACACCACTTGAGTTAGCAACACCAGTTGTACCAGTAGAGATTAATGATTTGAAACCATTGAAGCAATCTCCACCACCTGTAGTAGCTTGCCATAATTTTTGTTCAATTCTTTGTTGAATTTGTTTAACTTTTAAATCAGCAATGATATTTTCAAATGGAACTGAAGTTTCAGTCTCACCTGGTTGTAATAACATTGATTGATAAGTTGGATATAAATCATCAGGACATAATGATTCGTTTACTCTTTCAGGACATACAGTGATGCTTCTTTGAGTAAAAGTCGTTGTTCCAGATGCATTCCATCCACAAGCACCAGCTTGGAAAGCAGGCGCAGAATCCAACAAGTTTAATTGTTGAGTTCCTTTGATACCAAGACGTACAGTTGCGTACTTTGGAGTTGTAGCACCAATTAATGCCTTTGCCAACAATTCGCCTCCCAGCTGGTCTGTGAAGCCAGTTATTGAAGACACAACGTAGCTAAAATTTTCTTTTGATAAATTTTTCATTTTTAATAATATTTTATTTTTATTTGTTGTTATTTCTTAATCTCATAATTCCAGCGACAATATCGTCCTGTCCACCTGAGTTAATTTTATTAAAGTCTGTTTTACCATCAGCTATCTTTTTTGCTGCTGGTTCTTTTTTGAATGCTTCAAAGTTTTGTTCAACAGAAGACATTTTCTTCTCCATTGAGGCCATCTTTTCTGACATTCTTTTGATAAATTCTTTTAGCATATCCATCAATTCAACTTGTTCAGGAACACCTACTTGGTCATCCACTGCTGGAACCACTTGTTCGGCTTCTACTTCTTCCATTTCTGGCATTTCAATTTTAACAATAACACCATCTTTGGTTTCTACCTTACTACCATCTTCCAGTTCGTGAACTGCATCTGGTGCTGGTACTTCACCTTCTTGGGTTACTACTACTACTTTTGCGCCTTCTACTAAAGAATCTCCTTCAACTTTGATTTGAGTACCGTCTGCTAATTTTGCGTCCAAGAAAATTTCTTTAACTGCAACTAATTTACCGTCTTTAACTTCGATTTCGAAGTTTTCTTTTAAACGAAATATTCCATCTTCTAAAGCAACTTGTTCAAACGTATCATTAATTTTGGTGATACTCTCACCTACTTTTAATTCTTTTGCTTGAAGTATTGTCTCATCTTGTAATTTGAAAGATGCTAGAACAGTTTCGTCAGACATAAAACCGAATTGCTTCATTAAATTTTTAATCTCTTGAATAGCTTTTTTGCTGTTTGTTGACATAATTCTATTTTTATTTTATTGAGTTTATTTATAGTCTCTATTAGTAAATATATAAATCCGTATTTATTTCCAAATTACGTTATTGAGAACTTAACAATTTTATCGTTGTGTTCTGATTGAAGGTTATAAATCGTTGCTTCAAGTTCACTTATATCGTTAATTCTAACCGACTCAGGTTTACCTGATGATGGGTTTTCCCATTCGATTGCGTATATATACATTAGTCTTTTATGTTACTTAAAATTTTAGCCACTTGTTGTAGGAACATTTCTTCTTTTGCAAACTTTGCTATCTCCTCAAAATAACCAGATACACTGAAGCCTTTCAATTCGCCAGCCTTTATCTTATTCCATACGTTGTCATTTCTCACCTTCATTGCAACGAACCAGGTACCGATTGGAAGGTCAGCATATCCGTATTTGTTTGCTTTATCTTCATCATATTCTTTAATCCAAGACTCATAAACGTAAACGTCTTGAATAGCTTTACCATTATGCATCTCATCATTATTGTCAAGATACTTGTTACGCATATACTTTTCAGCAATCAATTTAATTGTCTCTGCTGAGAAGAATACATAGTATGGGTTACCATCAACATCCTTACGGAATATCTTTAAGTCTGGTATCATAGCTGGCCCAATAACAATTCTCTTTTCATCATCAGCTTGGAATTGTTGCTTAGACATATTAGTCTTGTTTAATTCTTCCAATTTGTTTTGTGCCCACTCAATACCGGCTGTTCCACCCCAAGCATCCCACATAAGACCACCACATCCTTCTGAATATGGTACATCTTTATTCTGTGCGTGTCTAGCAAATGAAGCCATTCTTGATATGGTTTCCTCTGATATTGGTTCTCCTTTAGCCAATTGATTAGCACGCGCTTTACCAACTGGTGTACCACAAGAACCCCACCCATTTTTCTCAGCCCAATCCAATGCGCGTTTAGCAGCATTTTTAGCCGATTCTGGATAGTCTGTGTATGACTCGAACCCAATCTTCTTTCTTTTCTTTTTAGGGTAAATTCCGGGGTCTGTGTAGCCAACAATGCTACCTACATCATAACCCATATCTTCTTTAAGATAAGACGCAATCTTTTCTATGTGTCCATCCATATATGATACATCGTGTATCATCCCACTCTCTTCGTCTATCTCGTGGATAATATCTTTAAAATCATCAACCAGGATAACTGCTTCTTCATATTGATGTTGTGTTGCAGCTTCTGCTTTGAGTACTTCAGACTCAATTCTAAACACGTTGTCAGCCACTTGTGCTGCACTTCTAATCATACCTATTGTATCATCATCATTATCCATTGATATTAGGTGTTCAAAGGTTGCTTGTGCACCAGGACATATTTGGAAGAACCTTGTATGGTATCCATATACGTTTACATTAGGTGCAACTATTTCCATCTTTTGTTTTGCTAATCCTAGGTTTCTAATGGTTGATGGGCTTGGATTATTTAATGTTCTTTCTGTAACGGTCTCTGGTTGTGGATAACCTAATATGTCAAACTCACCACCTAAATCAGTTGGGAATATACCATCTGATAATATTTTACCTTTGTTAACTGACGCCTTATTTACAATTGTAGCATCTTTTCTATAACGGATTTTACCCCAGATATGTCTACAATTGTAACCACCACGCCATACTAATGCAGAAGAACCTTCGTCATTTCTCAATGCTTCCATCTCTTCAACACGCCACACGTAATTCTTATTAATTAAATTAGAACAAAACTCTCTTGTTGTAGGTATAATAGCTGCTTGGCTGATATTGGGTCTAAGCATATATTTGTATCTAACAAGAAACTCAGGGTCGTCCCATTCAGAATCAGCATTGGGATTGGTAGCAAATTTATTCTTACCATCCATAAATTCAATAGCATCAATTACATAACCTTGGTCAAATAATGTTTGTTCGTCCTCAGCTTTATCGATAAGCATTTGAACATACTTTCCATCTTCACCATCAGGGATATGAAATTCGTGCGATTTTTGTTTATTGAAAGCAATCCAGTTAACTTCGATCGCTGGTTCATCAACCAGCGATATTTGGTCTACACCAGATATTTCATCATCATCTTCTATTTTCAGTTCAAATATTTTATCTTTTCTCATACTATTAAATATAAATTTTTGTTAACAGATTATCTACCCTGTCCACGGTATTTCTTAGGCTTCTGACTTTTTGGTCCATATGACTTTTTACCATTAGGTTGACTCTTACGTTTTCCGAAGCTAATTTTCTTTACTGATTGTGATTTTCCTTTTGCCATATTATAATGTTGATAGGTCCTTTAACCTAGCTTGTTTTTGTTGTGCTGATGTTAATTCGTTTTCAACAACATAAGTCTTCATAATCATAGGTTGTTGACTTACTGCTGGTTGATTTACTGCTGGTGCATCTGGTCTTGCCCCACCAACTGCGTTACTAGAGAATGATGTTCCTCCACCCATTTGGTTCATCATTGATAACATAGGTGCAAACATTGATACTGCGCCTCTTGTCATAACTGCTTCACCACCTTCTGCTTCAATCATTACACCACCTTGTGCGTGTCTTGGTCCATTAATCATACCACCATCAGCATAGTTTTTACCAAGGTTTGCTGCGCTTGAACCAGAACCACTACCACCACCACTACCACCTTCAAATGTAGTAGAGTTAATTTTATTGATTTGTTGTCCTGTTTGGAACGCAACAATACCAATTCTTATAGTTTTTAAGATACCATCTAAAATAACGTTACCTACTGCTGGTGCTGCCAATATATTAATAATTGCCGATGCTGCACTCATAAGTGCTGATGCTTTTTGAAGTTTCTTTCTTTTTTCAAACGCATCCTTACTTGTTTTTGCTTCTTCATCATAGCTACTTGCTAATGCATTAGTAAAATTACCAATCTCCCCAATGATTTGACCAATCTGTTGTGCCTTTTGATTAACTTCATTTCTTCTTAAATCCTCACGTAACTTAGCATATTTTTCCTCAATTGCGGTTTTCATTGCTTCAGTTAATTCAACACTCTCTAATTCTCTTTGTTGTGCTGCATTTAATATAGCTAATTGATTAGCCCAATATTCTTCTGTACCTTGTCTCAAGGCTTCGCCTTTGATCTGAAGGAACCTTAATTCATCATCAAGCTTCTTTAATCTCTTATCCTCATCTTCTTTAGCTTTATCGTCATCAATCTTTTTAAGGTCATTATTTAAAGCAATTGTGGCGTTTTTAATTGCTGTATTATATTGTTCTTCACTGATTAATTTGTCCGCTAATGCTTTGTCTAAATCCTTTTTGGTTTCATCAAAACCTTTTTGTCTTTCTGCTTTTGCTTTAAGTTGAGTATCAGCAATTGCGCTAACCTCAATATCCCTAAGCTTTTCGGTAAATTCTCTTACTTTTTCTAATCTCTCTTCTTCCTTCTTCTTATCCTCATCGTCACGTTTTATCTTTAAATCGTCTGCTTTTGCATTATACTTCATTGTAACCTGTGCAAGCAATTGATTTTTCTTCTCTTGTGAAATTAATAACTCATTAATCTTGGCTTCCTCATCAGCTTTTTGATTTAATAATTCTTGGTCTTGACGTTTTCTCTCATCTTTTATTGCAAGCGCCGCGTTCTCTTGTTGCAAATCCAATAGCATATCAGCAGCTGTTTTTCTATCTGCAGCTACCTTTTGTTGATGTGCTTGTTGTGATTGTAATAATTTTTCTTGTGCTTGTTCTTGTTGTTTACGTTCTTCAGCTACATTATTATAACCTAAAACTAAATAAGCACTATATGCATCTTTTCTCGCTTTTACCTTATCATCTAAATCTTTTTGAAGTTTTTTCTTGTCTTCTTGACTAGCGGCTGCATATTTTTTATTAAATTCTTTTACCGCTTGAACTTCAGCATCATAAGCAAGAGTATAATCGTTATATGATTGTTTTAATGTGGCATCTCTAATTTCTTTTTCAGACTTGCCAGCAGCTTTCATTGCAGCAATTGTTTCAGCGTTTCTACGTTTTACAGATGCTTTATTTAATTCTAATAATTCATTTTGACTTTCAAGTTCACGATTTAATCTATCTGTTGCAGCTGCTGCCTCATCTTCGCCAGTAGCCATATCATATAATGCACTAGCTGCCAAGCCTAATAATACAACTAAGGCACCGATACCAGTTGCAGTCAACGCTGCAGCAAATGCCCTAGCACCCGTAGCAGCAGCTTGTTCACCAACACCAACAGCCACAAATGACTTAGCTAACGCATTGTTTAATACAGTATATATTTTAGTAATACCACTAGCTTTACCTATATTTGAAGCAATATCTTTAAAGTCATTTAAGGTCTCACCTAATTGGAACTTTAAGTCTTTGAATGAGAATGATGTGAATAGTTTTAAGCTACCAATTGCACTATCAACAGTACCAGCAAACGCACCAACAGGACCAGGTAGTAATGACAAACTACCAAACAAGTCTCTTGACTTAGCGGTAGTAGTCTCCATTCTATCTCTTACATCACCTAACTTGGTAGATAGTAATTCAAATTCCTTGGTACCCTCTTTGGTCCTATTTAACTCTTTGGTTAATTCTCTAAATTGTTGCTTTAAGTTCAACGTAGCATCTACTGCTACATCAATCGGTTTACCATCAACATCGAGAACTATCTCAATTTTTTTCTTAGCCATAATATTATACGTTTAAACTTTCAACCATTTGGTTTAAAAATGCTTTGTGTAGTAATTCTTTGTTCCCCTTAAGTAAATTAAACTGTGGAACAGGAATTTCAACATTGGCAAGTTCTTCTTTTTTATCAATCATTTGTTGTTTATAATCAGTTAAACTAACGTCTGATAAATTTAATTTTGTTTCGTCTATATATATATCTATATTCATAATTTATATTGTTTAACATTGTACTGATGAAAATGCTGTTATTTGTCCTGTTGATGAATTAACATCCCAATTCGCACCATTCATAAATACATTTGTAAATCCAGTTAATGGTGTTGGTCCTGATGTACTAACATATACAAAACATCCAATACCAAATGAACCAGGGGCACAATCTGAGTAGAATGTTCTAGAATTTATACCAGCATCATTACAAGCATCTGCAACACTATTACCTCTACCAGAGTTATCATATTGACTTAAACCACCTGGTAATGTCGCTGTAGGAGTTGGGGTTGGAGTTGGTGTTACACAAGTTCCACCACATTGTGTTCCTTGACCTGTGATTGTAAATTCAGCCAAATTAGCAAATGGGAAACCATAAGTAACTGAATTTTGTTGGATACATTCTGGAATAATTTTATTACCTGTAGTTGTATATTCGTGGTATTGTTGTGTACCATTACACAATGTCCATTTAACCCAACCAGTATCAGTTACATTCAATGTTACACCAGATACACAACATATTCCTGACGTTGCTGTTGGTGTTGGCGTAGGTGTAGCCGGTAACGGTGTCGCTGTTGGGGTTGGTGTTGGAGGTGTAATTGAACTAATTGTCAATTGAAGACATACTGGGAATATACATCTATGACCAATAAATCTCATTTCAAAATAATACGTTCCATTAGTAAAAGAAGTTACACCCATTTGTGATGGGGTAATGGTAAAAGTAGAACCTGTTTCACTAAATGTAGTTGCACTTATATTTCCATTACCTCTACTTTGAACTAACCTCCAAGGCTTATAATAGCTTTGACCAGGAACAATACAATGTATTGAATATATAGCTAAAAGATTACTATTTCTAATAAACGGTTCAGCATTATTTAAAGCCCAGGTTGTATTATGCGTAAAGGTAATTCCTGTTGATGTTACCGTTGTTGCACTGAAATTAGTTACCGTTCCTGATACACAATTATTGTTTATATCGTGTACAATCTCAACATCATATTCAGCAACATTATCATTTGGATAAATGAAATTTTCGTTTATTATCTGCTTTATATATTTCCTTCCCATATTAATAAATATATTTTATTTCTTGTTTAAATTTCAAATTAAGGATTTATCCTCACCAATCCGTATCTTGATGTTCCGTTATATGTGCTGAAGTTACCGCCAATTAATAATTTATTATCACTTTGTATTGCAATTCTTCTTACCCCACTATAAGTTGCTGGGGATGTTGCAAACCCTGTTCCAACACTAAAGGTTGCATCATAACTACCATTTGAAGTAAGTTTAACTAAACCTCTACTTGAATTACCGTTATAGTTATCAAAATCACCAGCTACATATATCGCACCTGTAGAACTAATTACAACTTTTCTAAATTGGTCACCTTGTGCTGTATTACCAGAAGTAAATGTTAATCCTGATGTAACACCACTAAATGAGGCGTCTCTTGTACCATCAGTATTTAATCTTATGATACCAGGTGCACTAATACCAGAGTATGATGTAAAGTATCCTACAACAATTATTTTACCATCAGATTGAATAGCCACACCTGATGCATCAGCATCAAATCCTGTTCCGGTAGTAAAAGATGTATCGGTTGTATAACCAGTTGTTATTCTTCTTATACCTCCAGTAAAGCCAGATGATGGTGTACCTACTTGTATAACTTTACCATCTGTTTGTTCAGCAAAATCAAATGTTTTACCAGTAGCACTTGTTGCTGGACCAGTGAACCAAATATTACTATCTTGTGCAATAATATGTCCTCTTGATGTATTGCTGAATTTTCTAATCTTCCAAGGATTAGTATTTAATTCTTGCCAAACTGAACTATAAGCAAAACCACTTGTAATGTATGCTGTTTTAATTGGATTGACAAATGCTATTGGTGTTGGTGCGGTTCTACTCCATTGTGTCCAACTTCCCCCAACATAGTAACCTGAACCACCAATTTGTGAGTCAGCAGTTGTACATCTGTCATCAATTGGTGCATAATTAAATAAATGTGATAGTTGATATTGCACCGTTCCAGAATAATTTAATAATGCAGCACCAGAAGATGATGTTATATTTTGGTCAACCGAAACTAAAATATCTGTTGAATTTAATATATTAATATCCCAAGTATCTTCTTGATATGTAAATGAGGTATCAATTATTGCTGGTACTGGTGTTGCAGTTGGTGTCGGTGTAGGTGTACTAGTAGGTGTAGGTGTAGGTGTAGCACTAGGAGTCGGTGTTGGACTAATTGTAGGTGATGGACTAGGAGTTGGTGTAGGTGCTATTATTGTTCTACCAGTAACTCTATACTCAAAGTTATAATCTTGTGCAATTGTGGTTGCTGTAAATACTACACTTAATGCAGTACTGGTTCCAGTAACACCAGTTATATATGTATCTCTAATACCCATATCTCCTCCTTGGTCATCAGTAGTATAATCTCTTCTAATTACATCTAATGATGAAGCTGTTGATGGTACATTTTCCCTTGATATGGTAATAACAACCACGTCTCCAGGATTTAAATTTGTTGAATATAAATTATCTACCTCTGTAAAATGAATATCTCGAAGTAGATTATTTACAAAAACATTATAATTATCAATACCTCTATCACGAATTAACTCATCAAATGTCATAATCAACGAACCTAACATTGGTGGTGTAGGAGTTGGGGTTGGGCTAGGTATAGCAGTAGCTGTTGGTGTTGGTGTAACCGCTGGACCATAGTATGTTGATGAACCTACTGGTATTGTATAAGTCGATGCTGCTGCATTAAATTGTGCACAGTCTTCAAATAAATTATATACAATTTGAGTTGAACCATATGCATAACTTGGCCAATTAGTTTCATTTAAATCTGCACCTTCATTATTACTAAATAATTTAGGCCATAACTTATCATAAATTCTATTTATACCACTAGCATTATAATTGTCTTCAGTTACTTCATAAATTGTGTATGGTACATAATCACCACCATCTTGTCCAAAATCTCTAACTGAACTTGTAAATCCTGTCAAAGGAGTAACACTGGCATTGTTTAAAATACCAATTGAATAGTCATAGAATACTGACCATCCATAAGACGTTCCACTCAATGATGGATTAGTCATATCAGTTTTAAACTTGAATACTGTACCAGGATTATCACAATAATAATACTTAAAATATCTAGTTGGATATTCATTCACCACATTATTGTATTGAATTAACTCAACCTTTGTTAATTCTGGATTAGTTAAATTAAAACCATTTATTTTATTCCAAGTGAAATATTGGTCTTTAACTTTAATTATATCGTTAGCATTAAGGTTCTCAATATCAGATAGCTTTAGATCAAAGAACCCATTTAAAAATCTTGTATTTTTATTATATAAATTGTTTATTCTATTTGAATAGAATAGACTGTATGCGTCATTATCAGTGTACACATCAAATGGTGTTACACCTAAGTCAACTGGTTGTTCTGAATTAAATAAAACAGATATTGAATCATTATTAATTTTATTTGAATCAGGATTACCTATTGGCATTGTATGGCTTACAACAGGAGATACAAATCTACCTCTTGGATTAGTACCATTTGAAGCAGCCACATATACTTGGTTTGTTAAGAAAGCACCACTAAAAGGTAATGCTTCACCTAATGTATCTAAAAATATATTATAAAAACCTAAATGATAAAACAGTTTAGGCTTCGTTTTAACGCCCTTATATTGCCAAGTGACCTTCTCTGTTCCTCCACTTGTTTGAGACGAACTAGACGCAGCGTAATTGATTCCTAGAGGTAGTTTAATCTCACCGTTAGGTGCTGTATCTGGTGTATCCCATTGTCTCAATAATTCTGCTGAGAATATTGTATCAATCTTTTTTGTTTGTGATTTAAAATCAGTTTGATTGTATACAAAGTTTTGACCATATATTCTGTTGTTTTGGTCCTTAAATGTTTTGTTACCATAATCACCGTCCTCTAAATCTGTAAGGATAAGTTCAGACTCAACATAGTTTTGTGCTGGTTCAACTGTAAATCCTTTGTCATATGATAGTTTATTTGTCCAATCATATATGTTACCAGTACCAATATAATATGAGTATGGTTCTATTTTTATCTCAGTTGGTCTATCAGGATTTGGAACAAATACAAGGTTGAACTTTTTTGCTATCGATGATAGTAAATCAATTTGTTTTATATTTGGGTCTATTACTAAACCAAAATCTACATAATCACCATCAACAAATAATTTTGTTGTATTTGGTGTGCTAGGTGTATAGGATAAAGATGCTGGTGAAATTCCTACATTACCAGTTGTTAAATCAACAAAGTTTTGTTTATACTCTAAACTAAACGGACAACCACTTCCACAATCAACATATTGATTACTCACCCAGGAATAAGTTGTTCCAGTTGTATTTGCTGGTATTGTAACAGGAACTGTAGTATCAAATGAACCACCACTACAAGGAAACTCCCTAAATGCTAAATTCAAATTAATATCTTCTGAACATAAACAAGGCGTTCCTGTTCCAGCTTTAACTACATATATTGTATATGTTCTATCTGTTTTAAAATATTGTGTACCACAAGGAAATTCACTACTATCTACATATGTCTCAACAATAATAACATTAACACCCTGTAATGCTAATGTTTGAGGTACTGGTGTTTTATATGAAAATTTAGTTGCATCAGAACTAAAATATCCATACATATATAACATCTTAAACCAAGGTGTGTTGAAAAAGTCAGAGTCAATTGTATAACCATACGTCTTGAACATTAACTGTATTAAGTTTTTAATGTTCAATGCTGGTTTTAATTGGTTATCTAATAAACCATCAGCAAATGAATTTAATCTATATCTTTTAACTCCAGCAGCATATGCTGCAGCAGCTGATGCAAAGGAACCAACAATTGTTGATGTATATAATCTTGTTTGTCCAGATGTTGTTGCACCACTTAAATTAACAGTATCTCCACTATATTCATATCCGTTATGAACAATTGGATAATAATATGATGGAGGATTGTCAAATGAATAAGGATTGTTATCCCAATTTTGAACTTCAAATTTATCAAATTCGTGATTGATACCATATTGTGTATCAGTAAAATCCAAATCCTTTAATAAGTTATTTCCTATCTTACCATATAAATCAGCCACACTTGAGAACAATGTTACATCATACTCAATTTTGCTATTCAACACGGAGATTCTATTTAGTTTTAAATAACCATTAAAATATGACTCATCGTTAACTAAAACACTACAAGGCACTCTTGCCAATGGATTGAAGTACAATGTATCTACATCCACGTTAAAAAAGCTTTCAAAGAACCTATTGTTCTTTTTACTTCCTGGTAATTGTAATCCAATTGAATAGTCTGAGTTACGTTTAGCAATATCTTGTAATTCAGCAAATGATTTATTTATGGTGATTGGTATATCACTATATAAGTCTAATAATTCATATTTATATACAACTTCAACAGTTTCAACAAAATATAAGTTAATTATTTTACTACCAGTATTACTAAAATATAATTGAACAATATCTGTATCGTTTACATTAATTGTTCCTGACACCGATGTATTTGAATCATATCTTTGTGATACACCATTAACATATAATTGAAGTGCACCTGTACCAGAATATTCATAATACAAAATACCGCTTCTATCATTAATACTAAAAGTAAATTCAGAAACACCTGTTGTTGTTCCAGTATAAGGGTCATTAGCTGTACCAGTTCCAGAATATAAAATACCAAATGTATCACCAGTTATTACAGAAGTAAAACCTGATTGAACTGTAATTGTATTATCTGGTATGTTAGTTTGAACACGTAAAACTGTCTGTTGTTGTGTAGCCATATATTAAAATCCTTTATTTACAAAGAATGTATCTGCGTACTTCAATGTTATTCTATACTTATTTAATTTCTTGTGCTTCTTTGTGATTGTCTCCACCTCAGTTGATAATACTTGTACAGGTCTTAAATCTTTATACACCTTATCTTGTCTATCAATTTGTGAGATAAAATCAGGTCTCATCTCATACACTTGTGGTGAATAAAACAATTGTTCTAGCCAATTACCATATTCAACATTTAAATAGTCTGACTCAAGTACAATCTCTCTATCTACATCTGTTGCAAACGTTTTAACTGTTCTACCATAATCCCTATCTGCTGATTGAATATTGGTTGCGTAATATCTTGAGTCATATGATTGTCTACTTATCTTCTTGGTGTCTTGACGGTATCTAGTGAACGTGAAGTAATCATATCCACCACGCGCATTTAAGAACGCAAGACGAGTATCTTCTGGACCACAGTTGGTATCAACATAGAAATAGAACGCTTCTGATACAGGTCCTACTGGCCCTAGATTAATTCTAAAAGATTGTCCTGTTGGCCAAGAATAGAATAATTGCACTCTATAATATGCCACATCGTTCCAGTTTACTGTAGCAAATATGTTTGTTATATCTGCAGGTCCACAAGGTAAAGCAAATATTTGTAGTGTATCTGTGTTACCTGTTGGTGATGCCCAAGTTGTTCCAGAGAAATTAAGTTGTTGTTCAAAGTAATTTATCTGTGTATTATCTTCATCATAAAACTCAAACACCGCAAAGTCAGCTTCTATCACTTGTCTATCTCCTGTCTGTCCGTTTAGGTAATATAATACGTAATTTTCATTGGATTGTATATATTGAATGCGTGATGCATCAGTTAAAAATCTAGCTGTCTCAGACATCTCTGGTACACTTGGATAGTCCATTAGGTACTGTGACATAGGGCTATATGTTCGATACCTATCAACGGTATTGATTGTTAATCCTGTGCCTATTACGGTGCCTAATTCTTGGTCAAAATTCTGTAGTATTAGTTTGTCATTCATTTGGAATGAACCACCTACATAATCAAAATCACCACCTGTATTTGTAAATCCTGATGCAGTAAATCCTGTCGATGTTGCGCACAATGGAATGTCTGTAAAATGCACAAAAGAAGTTTGTGGGTTACCTGTATAACTTGTAACGACTGTTGTGCCACTCAAATATCTATAACCATACAACATATTAATAGTTGCACTATTAGGGTATGGATTATTCCAGTTAATTTGCTGGGTTGTTGCATACCAATCGTTTAACCAATAGTAAGAATAGTGTTGTGACTCAATATAATTTGATAAATAATCATATGGTCTTATGTTAAATCTGTATGTGTATGTTGAACCTGATTGACTAACATTATATGGAACAATTGACATCCTTCCAACCTTTTCTAAGTCAGCATACAAATCAACATCCAATTCCATAGACGATTGATATGTATCACCAGTTACAACAACCTCATATGTTCCACCTCTTTGGTAGACCATATCTGTTGACCTTCTTATTTGCGTATTGCTATTTAACCCGTTAGAGTATAGTCTTTGGTATCCAAATGCCATATTATATTCCTTCTATTGCGTTTATTAAGTCTTCTATGGCAGCGCCTTCTAGAAGATTTATTATTTCTGTGTCTTCCAATATTGAATCAATTGCAACATCATACCAGTTTGATGGTCTAATACCAAACTTCTTGATGTTCTTTTGTATTCCAAATGCGAAGCTTCTGTTAGTGATAAATCTACCTTTTTTATCTCTACCTTTCAAGCCTCTACTTCTAATCCATTTTTCAATGGCATCAATTGGAACACCCTTCTTTCCAGGTAATCTTCCTGACTGAACCCATTGTCCATAATCATTCATTGACATTTGAAGATATGATACATCACCTTTTTCTTGTGCTGTTACTTCAATGCTGTTCTTCAATGAACCGGATGCCACCTTATTTGATAAGCCTTTGTATTTACCAAAGCCAAATGGATAGCGTCTTTCTTCTAACGCTTTCTTAAACTTGGCTTCAATAATAGGTGCTATCTCGTCTAAATTCATTATCTAACTTGGTTTACTGTTAAGATTATTGATGGTGAACGAGGTATGTTTCCTGTTGCTGCCACAGTTTCAAATGAAGTATTATTGCTATCTGATTGATAAGCCAATTCATAATAAGAACCTGATGTAGCGGTATCCCATAAGTTCAACGCTAATACATCTTTATGGTTTGAAGGAACGGTTATATATGTTGCTGTGTCTGCCACATTTGAACCATTTTTCTTTAACCATATTGCTATATTACCTTCACCTGAACCTTGTGATATTTGCGTACTAAATTGAATGTTATAAGTTCCACTTCTATCAACAAGAACTTTTGAACCACTATTAGTTAATTGAACTGAGTTAACGTTTAATGATGTATCAAATATAAATGAACCACTAGTGTTTGCAGTCGCTGTATATGACCCTGTTGAATAGAACGCACCTACACCCATCAATGCTGGTAATGCATCTAATGGTGTTGCTTTAGTTAATTGACCTGTACTATCTGTTGTTACAAAAAATGAACCTGTTGATGTTGGTAAATTGCTTACACTTAATGAACCTGTTACAATTGTTGCATCAGAATTTAAATTAATTCTTCTTGTACCATTATCATTAACTGTTTCTATTTGTGTTGTTGTACCAGCATATGTTGCACCAAATCTTGTTCTAGTAGATAAGCTACCTGTGTTAACAATTTGGTCAATAAATGATTGTGTTGTTATTTGTGCTTTATCATAGTTAGTATATTGGAATGTTTGGTTATCACTACTATATCTTAATGCTGCTAAGTTTGAAGCTGGACTACTATTGAATGGATTACCATCAAATTGCAATCTTTGTGTTTGCATTGTACCACTTACATATAATGGTGTGGCAGCAGCTAATGAACTTGACATTACTGTTTCACCAAGAATATTAACACTACCAGTAATTGTTGAATTACCTTTTATATCAAATGAACCAGATACACCAACCAATGAACCAGAAGTTACATATAAACCTGTTCTTCTATTTCCTACTGCTGTACCAGTACCTACAGCAAAAACTATTTGTTGTGAGTCACTTAAAGTAGTAGTATCATTATATCTACCAAAGAATGCTGAACCACCATTATTAAGTGCGTTTGATGCTGAAACAATTAAGTTTTGACCATATACAATTGTACCATATAAATGTGCTTCAGCACCTACTTGAGATGAACTTACTGCTGTATTAACACCACCAATAATATTTGAGGTAATGTTTCTTCTATTTGTTGGGTTTGAACCTGAAACCCAAACACCATTTGCTTGACCAATTACAAGGTTACTACCTAATGTTAATCCATTATTAGTTGCGGATACTGAACTTGAAACTAAGTTAGTAACTGTAAATGCAGCACCACCAATAATATTATTTGTTGTTGTTATTGATGAACTAATATGATTTAAAAATAAACCTGAACCACCAAAATAGTTTTGTTGTATTGTTGTTAAGAATGGTAAAGTTATATTGTTTGCTGTCGTTGTAACAGGACCAACATTTATATTTTGAATATAATTTAATGAACCACTTTGATGATTTATTGTAACAGCAGCTTGAACGTTATTGTTAGTAAATTGTGGTACTCCTAAAGAACTTGTTGTAAATGCAAAGGCTACTGCAGCATTTAAATTACTATTATTTATTGATGGTCTAAGAATAGATGATGTAGTAAGAGTTGGATAGGTATTAACAAAATTAACAGCACCATTAAGATACCCATATGTTCCCGCTGTAACTAAAGTATTAGCCCTATTACCACCAGCTAAAATAATATTATTTGAACCTGATATTACAATTGAACCAGTTTGTCCGTTAGGTAATTGACCATTACCACCAAGACCAGTTGATGTACCAAATATTAAATTTGATTGCGAAACTGGTAATGATGCTGAAATATAACCAAATGGTACCGCTAAAGAACTTGAACTTTGCGCTTCTGTAAGTATTCTAATTAAACCATCGTTTAATGTGTTTGTGATTAAACTACCTGATATTGTTTCATTACCTCTAAGATTTAATGGACCTAATATGTTTACACTACCTGTAACTGTTGTGTCACCTTTAACATCTAATTCAACACCAGCAGAACCACTCATTATAACTGAACCAGTGATTAATACATCACCCTTAACATCTAATTCAATACCAGCAGAACCGCTTAGAATTACACTACCTGTAATTGATTGTGTTCCAGCTGCCGAACCTGTAGTAATTAAACCTGTTCTATTAATGTCATTTGCATAACTAGCTGTCACCGCATTTTGTGCTTGTGATGCACTTACAGCATTTTGTGATTGACTAGCAGATACTGCGTTCTGTGCTTGAGACGCTGATAAAGCATTTGAAGCAAATGATGCTGTACCTTGTAATGACCCTGTAATACCACCTGTTACTTTTAATGTTCCTGTAACTTCTGTGTTACCATCAATACTAACCCATTGATTAGAACCAGTACGTAAAAGACTTATTGATGGACCACCACTATTAAGTATTAAATCCCCACCACCTTGAGTACCTATAATTAAATCTCCACCTGTAGTCCAATTTGAAATATTATCTACTCTTAAATTACCTGATGGTATATTAACATCACCAACTAATGTTTGTGTATCATCTGATGCGTCACCTAATTGGTTTGAACCACTTGAGTATATTACTGAGGCAGTTTCAAATACTGTTGTTACATATGTGAACGATGCTGATGTGGCTGTAATAGTTCCACCAACATTTAAACTCCCTGTGATCTGCTGGGTTAAACCAGCAGAACCTGTGGTGATTAAACCATTTCTATTGCTATTTGAACCAGTGTCAATTGTTAAATTAAATTGAGAACCGTTACCTTTTGTGAAGGTTAATACGTTACCTGATGCACTTCCTGTAATCAAGAATGAACCAGACTCTGTTTCAGTTACGTAAGAAGCAGTTGCTGCAATTAAAGAATTAACCTTTGCGTCATTACTACTCGTGTATGCGTTAAACGAACCTGTATCAAGTTTTTGGTTAATTTGATTTTGTAAGCTAGCTGTGGCGCTTTCTAAGCTATTCAGTCTTCCGTTTGTAGAAGATGTATAAGCATTGAAAGAAGAAGTTAATGTATATGAATTTAAAGATGATGTACTAGCAAATGAACCAGTAACACCCTCTATTGATGTTAATCTATTGTTTTGTGCTAAGTCTGTACTAGCTATGCTTTGCGAAAGCGCAGTAAGCGATGAAGTAGTAGCATAAGACCCAGTAGCACTAATAAGTGAATTGACCCTATTATCATTGCTTGAAGTATATGAATTGAATGATGATGTAGTTACCAATGAACCACTATCAACAGTTATTCCAGTTAAGCCAGAACCATCACCACGAAATGAACCAGTTATTACAACAGAACTTGTTGATGCTAGCATTGGTATTTTGTTACCAAGACCATCTGTTACGTATTGTAACGTAGCTGTTACACCAGTATTACTGTTATCAAGCTTTAATAAACCTTGATAGGACTGACTTACATATTGATTAGTTAAATTACCCATAGTTATTTAAATATTTTTGTTTTATACATTTTTCCAATCTTTACCTATAGTGTTCCATAGTTCAGCCAATTCAAACCATTTCTGACCAACTGTAAACGGTCTCTCTGGTAGTACACATCTATTGTAATCGAATGGTTGAGTTAAGGTGATGTTCATTGACCATCCACATAAAACAGTCTCAAACCTTTCTAAAAATGGTTCAAGTGTTGCACCCCACTCAGTCTCGTATTCTGATAAATATAACACAGTGTATACGTCTTTGCATATTTCCAAGGTGTCACTTAATACTTCTTGCTGGTCTGAATAATCATCTTCTATCCTATCTGCTATTATTATTGTAAAATTTATTGTTAGTTGGTTCTCAGATAATATGGTGTCAGCCGGTAATACATACATCCTTGTATATAATGGTTCCTTCTTTGTTTGGACATCCATTGTTAATTGAGTTATATCACCATACCCAAATGAATTAACTTGTTCGTGTGCAATCGCTATATCCTCCAAATCGTCAACCACCTGTTTGTAGTTTACATAATTTACAGATACTGGTAAGGTAAGACCTGATATTGGTAACACACAACTGTCATAATCAAATGGTTGATTGATTGTAATGTTTAATGTCCAGCCACCTAAAATTGTTTCAAACCTTTCTAGGAATGGTGTTACATTAGGCCCCCAAGCTGGTTCATAATACAAAGTAAAATCACCATATTGTGCTGTATATGATTGGTATAGTATAGTAAAAACGTCTTTGGCTATTTCTAGCGTGTCAGACATTACATCTCTTTGATTTGAGTAATCATCATCAATCCTGTCCAGGATAATAATTGAGAACTGATATGTTAAAACGTTTTGATTTAACACAGTCTGACCAGGCACCACATACATTTTGGTATATCTTGGTTCCTGTTTGGTCTCAATATCCATTGTGATTTGCGTAATGTCACCAACACCATATGAGTTAATCTGTGGATGATGGTACGCAATCCCCTTAAAATCCTGTAATATTTGATAATAATTTGTCATCTATAATAAAATATAAATTTATTTATTTTGTTTCTTCAAATGTTGTTCTTGTAATTTGGCCTGAACCATATCGTGCTGTATCAAAAAGGTTAACTGGTTTAATATCTCAATCAACGGTTTTTCGAGGATAACTTCGTGTTTTGTAATATCATTTCCAGTAACTCTGTTGATGACCACGTACCATCCGAACGTTTTTTGAAAATGAGAAACCATATCATCTTGCGCATCATCCATAAAAGCTTTATCTTCGTCCATATCGATAATGTCTGAATCGAAGACAACTGGGTATAACTTGAGTATTTGTTTACGAAGTTGATAAAAAAAAACTGCGCTGATATTATATACTTCACATCTAGGTCTTTTTTAAACAGTTCTGCACGCTGTTTCATCTTTTCCACATCATACTTCTCTATCTTAAAATCGTGTTCTGACTTTTCCTCCACTATGGGTCTGTACATAATTGCTGCTAGGATATGCAATAGGTCCAATAACTCTTCTGGCTTCTTGGTTGAGATGGTGTCCATATCCACAAATTCAGCAAAACTTAGGTCCTTCCAATTAGGAAAGAAACCATAGTGAACACCATTTAAAATAAATCTATCTTTAAATGGAATGTCCTTTCCAGTTGGAATTAATGACATAACATAATTAGCCAAATAGCTAACCTCTTGATAGTCTGCTTGAATTAAATCCTCAACTGGTGCATCAGTCATTATGTTTAATAGCTTAGCAGCGAAATAGTCATCACTGAATAAGTCTTTAATCTTGTATATCTTTGCATATTTGTCTATGCTGATTATGTCAGGAAGTACGTATTCCTTTTCATCAATTTTAAATTTAACCATATATTTATATATAAGCCATTGAGTATCGACCTGTGGCTTTCAGGTTTTTTATTTCATAGTACATTCGCATCATCAATGCATCGGAAATATCTGGTGATTTACCAAGAACTTTCTTCATATCATCTTTTGACCCTACCTGTACCTTATTATCTTTATCTACGTCTTTTAATTTAACTGCTAATAACTCCTGTGTCAAGTCATCAACCATTGATGTGTCCAATACGTTTAGACTAATCTTCCCTTCTTTAAATAGTTCAGATAGTTTTACATAACACTGTGATTTGAGGTTAGCAAAGTTTTGGTTGTGTAATGCTTTTGAGTTGTTAACAAAGTCTGTTCCCCTTAAAATATCACTAACAGGTCCTCCGACACCATCAGCATCAATAATAACATTCTTTGGATGCACCCCGTATTTCGCTATTAGATTGCTTATTTCGGACGATAATTCAACTGCTGATAGTTTGGTATAGACAAGCACCTCAACGACCGTTAAACCCACCCATACACAAGCCACAGACCTATCTGTTCCAAACCTCGCTACGTCTAATGATATATATTTCTTTTCATCTGCTTTTGGTGCGTGTTTAAATATGGCTGCTGATACATCATCAAAGTCAAATAGACTATCTGCTTCCATCTCATAATTCCAATCACCTTCTAGTAGTCTTCGTCTTTGACCTGGTGGTAATGACTTAAGCATCTCAATGTAAGATGCTGGTAAGTGTGGGTTATCTAGTGGTAATGCTGGGACAAATGCTTTGTTCTCATCCAATGTGTTATCACTGAATGGTAAATAGAATACTTTCTTTAGCCATACTTGTCCAGGGTTACACGTCATTAATATCTTTGGTATTAAATTAAATTCATTTAGTTTGAAACGAATACGTGATTTAAGGATATTGTATGCCAGTTGTGGGATTTGTGCAGCTTCATCTACGAATACTGCTGATAGTTCAAGACCACCTAAGCTGTCATAGTTGGGGTCACTAGGTTGATATGCTAAATCTTTTAGCACAATCTCACTCTTGTTGAAGAATGTTATTACATTGGATTGTCCATTGTATGTATAGTGGTCACCTGACTTTAAATCCATTGCGTGAAGTGTTTCAAACAAGGTGTTTAATGTGGTTAGCTTTAATTGTTGCAACACTGTTCTACCGATTAGACAACGGATGCCATTATACTTTAAACATAGTGTAACAATCCACAAACAACCAAGCCAAGATTTTCCAGCGCCTGCGGATCCACCGTACAGAATTTCATTAGTTTTATCATCGAATAATAATTTCCACGCTATGGATTGTTTTTTAGTTAGATTTATATCAATTGTGGACATATAGTATTCTGTTTACCTTCTTCATCTTTGTGTGTTTAAACTTATGCATATACTCCTCAACGAAATACCAGTCAGCCCATTCTTGATTTGTTTTTAATTTAATCTTTTGTGCCAGATTTGTTTTAAGCATAAAGCACCCAATATCAATTTGACCAAAGTTTAATTTAGTTTTAACTGGAATATATTGTCTGTCAGTCCAGTTATGAACCATATCACAATACACAAAGTGCTGGTCCTTTCCTTCATTTAGCATTATATCAACAAATTCTGGTACATAATAATTATCTTCACCAGTCATTAGCACCCATTCTTCTGTGGCATTATCAACACCATATTGTCTTGGAGTATGTCCCCAATCATTATGTCTGTCTTCTAATACCGTAACTCTAATTCTTGGGTCATCAAAAAAATCAATCATCTGTTCCATTCGTTTTAAAAAGTCTGGTTCAGGACAGTCAGCAACAATATGTGCTTTCCAATTTGGATTTGACTGCGCAATTAGCGAACTAACGGTGGCTATCAGATGGTTTATTCTGTTGTATGTTGGTATAACAAATTCAATTTTTTTCATATATCTATCTTAAAAACGAAACATTGCTAACATTTTTAGCAAAAAAATTATTCAGTTATGTTAATGTTGATGGCTATTGGTTGACCGTTGCTGGTTAGGTCTACTTTCTTTGTAGCTTCTAGTCCCATTATCTTTGCTAGGTCAGCCAAGGTTTCTCTCTCAACTCTTTTATTATTATCTTCTCTGGCGCGTTTTAACAGGTCATACAGCTGGTTTAAATGGTCTTGGAGTACTTCTTCACTGTTGCGTTCGAAACGTTCTTTAAGACGCACTCTAGCCTCTTTCCAGTAGTTCTCAGCCATTCTTGCTGTGATATTAAATTCCTTTGCTGCTTTCTCCTTAAATTCATTATAGGACAAATGTTCGTATAGCATCATCTCAAAGACACGTTGCATACGTTCTTCCATCTGTACAGCTGTTGATTTTTGTTCTTTACTCATACTAATAAATATAATTATCCTTTTACTCCTCTTATTAAGTTGTACCTGTGTCTTAGTCTGCGTTCAATTGTTGCACCGCAAGCGCTACACCCAGTTGGTAGTTCTTCACCGAATATGGATTTATGTACCCATTCGATAAACTTTAAATCTGTTTCATTTGGTCTTCCCACCATTAAGTCTAATGCTAGCTTAATGTCTTGTTCTGTTGGACCGATTGGTTCTATCTCAACAGGTTCTGGTAGTGCTTCAACAGGTTGGTCTGCTTTCTTCTTACAGTCTTTGCATCCACGTTTCTTCTTGAGTGGATTTGCTAATGCTTCTTTCTTTAGTTCTTCTAATCTTTGTAGTTCGTCCATATATTAATAATTGTCTTTATTGTTGAATGGGTCGTTAGCCCACTTATTTAATTCTTCTGCGTGTAACTGTTCTGGGGTTTGTGCTTTGCTTGTTCTTTCTTTTACTGTTACTGATGGTTTAAATGCATACAATACACCTTGATAGTCTATGTCTAAGTGTGGGAATTTGTAGTATGTTAATTCATAACCATTATCCTTTAATAGTCGTTCACAGGATACCAAACAAGATAGGTTGTGATACTCAATACCAATATGGCGCGTATTAGCCAGATACTCTGGATTTAAGCCATTCAAAAATAGTTCTGACCCTTCTATATCAATCTTTAATACATCGGGCTTGTAATAGCCCAAATACAGTTCAAACTTCTCGATACGGTCAACGTAGTCCTTGATGTTAATAAAGTTCTTTACATTGAAGTTATTCTTATACCATTGGTATGATTCTTCTGATGGGTCCACACCTATCACCAGCTTTGCTTTATTGGTTGACCAGTGCATTGGTGTTGGCATATGTTCATTGTTATTAATACCGCATCCTAGATCCAGGATGATTTTACCTTCAATCGGTAGAAAGCCCCAGTGTTCAACAGGGTTCTCTGTGTGTATAATTCCTTTTGCAATTCGTTCCATAATTATTTCTTGAGTTGTTCTAATATGTTTAATTTAATTTCAGCTTTTGATTGCTTTATATATGTTGATACGGAGGTTAGTGGTATTCCAGTTTGCTTTGATACTTTGCTTAATGAACCGAGTGTCATATATAATTCAAATAATGATTTATGAAACCAATTAAGGTCACAGAACTGTTCTTCTAATATAACCAATAATTGTTCTTTTTCAAAGCTTTCCTGTTCTGCTTCCATATCAAGTATCTCCTTTAGGTCCACGTACTTTGCTGACTCTCTCCTTATTCGGTAATAGAATGGGGAGGTATTTGAATACCAGTTAGTTCGCATAATGGCCACGATGTAGTACTTGATTTGGTTATCAGTATATTTGTTTAATATTATTTCGTCCTTGTCATATATCTGGATGATACATTCATGTAGCAATTCCTGACTTAATTGATTGCCCTTTGTAATCTTCTTGGCAATGTTTAAAAGTTCGTAGTAATTGTTGGTTAAATACAGTTCTATTTCTTTACGCATTAATAAGCATTTGTATGTCCCTTAAGACTGCAGCAACCTCATAATTCTCTTCCTCCACGTTTGTCTGGATACTGCTGTCCAAAAGTTTATCAAGTATCATAAATCTATCATACTCTGGTTTTGCACTTCTGTTAAGCGCATCAATCATCACCTCAAATAGACCAAGACAAACACTGTGCTTTTGTTCTTCAGTCATATTCAAGTAATCATTTGGTATCTCTATCTCTCCGATTTTTGTTCTTGTTTTCATTTGTTTCTTTATACATTTTAATTAATGTCATTGTTCTCCTTATTATATATGCTACTTTGCTAGCATCAAAATCCTCGTACTTCTTTACTACCTCATAAAACTTTAAACCACCTTTAAAATAATCAAGCTGTATCTTTTTAATTATTTCCGGTGTAAATATGGGGTTAAACCTTTTTAATACAACTGTTGGTATTTTATCATATTCTGTATTTTGTTTAAAATGTTTTTTACGTATAGTTGTTGTCTTTGGTGTTGGGATGACTTTCGTTTGTTTATTACTACCTCTCACCACCGAGTTGAAGTATTTTATATAACCTTCGGCCTTATCTTTATGTATGTTGTATTTTGCAGCTATATCAGCATACTTCATATTTTCAATATAATAGTCATACAGGATTTTGTTAATGGTTTCTTCTGTTACTACATTTTGTACATTCTTTGTTTTGTAGTTAACTCTTTTGTAGGTAAATTTTGGTGGGTCTTCTTTTGTGAAAGTTAATTTTGGTGGTCTAACTTTTTTTGGGGTTGGTGTCCATACTCCAATAAACTCACCGTCCTTTGTCTTCTTAATGTTGTCATACCATATACCCTTTTCTTCATTGAACTTCCATCCCATCATTTTCATAAATGTAAATGTTATTTCTTTCTGGTCTGCATCTTTATATTTGTTTGGTGTAGCCAATACCTTTTCACTTCCGGCGTTACCTCTTTCTTCTGCACTTTTTCTTCTAGCATTCTCTCTATCACATTCTTTGCAATCAGGACAAGATAAATTGTATCTACCCGTCTTCTCACTAACGTAGTAATAGAAATATTCTATTGATAAATACTCCCCACAAGTTCTGCATTCTCTGTACTCCATATAATATAAATATATCGTTATTAAGCAAAAATCCCGCCTGGCAGTAGGAGGGGCCATTAGCGGGATTATTTAACCATTATTAGAACTGATATTAAATATATTATATTTCGTGTTCAGTGTCAAGAGTGAAAAAGTGTTTTTGCTTTTCCTCTGGTAACAAGCTGTAAAACTTAATTATGTGCTTCTGTATGTTGGAACGTTCTTCAGGCTTCTTGTCAATTATTTTGACAATGTAAGCATTCTTTTCTTCCTTACTCATTGCGTGGAATTGTGGTAATGAAGGTTCATTCTCTTCTACCAACCATCCGTTAAAATCAATCATTCTGTTCATTGCTTTTAATTTTATATATATAAATATAATAAAAAAAGTTGATAAAACAAAAAGACCCCAAACATCTCGTCTGAGGTCTTAGTCGCGAACCATCAGATTCACGGTGTTGGTATAAACTAATATATAGATTTATTTTCGTAATACAAATTATTTAACAGATTTTTTTATTCTGTATTGAATATAATTTGCTGAATTAATCCATTCAAGGTATAACTCCATAAACAATGGTACGTTGATAACCATACCCAAACACTTTGGATTGTATTCAACACTGCTATCCTTTAAATTGAATTTCTTCTTACCGTGTAAATCCTGTAACTTTTTCCTATTGATGTAAAGGTATTTAAGGAATACTAACGGAACAACAACAACCATTTCGTGACAAGTTAAAACATAGTTGGTAGCTTCTGATACCAATAGTCCTGAATTAAAATATTCACCATAATCATTTATTGTTTTATCCCATTTTGCTAACCTGTATTCAAGATAAAAATTACCTGTATTCTTTGCCATATTTTGACACTTAACCTCAATGGTTGAACACAGAAATTCATCAAGTATAATCAGTGATGGTTGTTCATTGGAATATGCTTCCTCAATGTTTATTCTGCAATCAGTTTGAGATAAATCAAAGTCAAACTTTGCATCATTGTTTTGTTTGTAATACTTCGCCATTTTTTATAAGTTTTATTTTA